TTAGATATGGATAAGATTTGGGCTCAAGCTTATTCTTTATACTTAAGTGGATATCGAAGTTGGTTTAATTTAGAAGATATTGCAAAAATTAACCAGAGAAACGAACAATTTAGGGACCAAAGTTATGAGGAGGAATTGATAATTCGATTCTTTGAATTTCCAGATAATGAAAAAATGGTAGGAGAGTGGTTGTCGAGCTCCGATGTTATTGATTTTTTAAGTGCGCAAAATAAAAGTCAAGCAGCAAAATACAACGCCCGAGGTATTGGCCGCATACTTGGGAAAAATACAGATATGAAAAAAAGATCTGGAGGTGTTACTAAATATTATTTAAAAACGGTTGTTGATTCTAGCGATAAAACTGGCGGCGAAATTGGTACAGAAAGCGATGTATTTGAAGTTATAGATAAAAATGACGAATTGCCTTTTTAATATTAACAGACTAATAAAAAAAAACTATGATAACAGCAACAAACGAGGATAATATGTTAATGATGGCACGTTATCCAGATGATTACTTTGAACTTGCAATAGTCGATCCTCCTTATGGCGGTAATGATGCGATAGGATTAAAAGATTGTGCCAACACTAATAAACAATCAAGTAAAAGAACTAAATATAATGTTTTTAAAAACGTAGCACCATCAGTAAAATATTTTCATGAAGTAAAAAGAGTAAGTAAAAATCAGATTATTTGGGGTGTAAACTTTTATAATAATTATGATTTATCTGGAGGTCGTTTAGTTTGGGATAAAAAAGGGACTGCATTTGGCAGAGCTGAAATGGCTTATTTATCTATGACTAAAAGCGTTAATATTTGTGAGATTGTTTGGAATGGAATGATACAGCACGACATGAAAAATAAAGAGATTCGTATTCATCCAACACAAAAACCAGTAAAACTTTATGAGTGGTTGCTAATGAACTACGCAAAAGAAGGAGACAAAATACTTGACACTCACAGAGGTTCAGCAAGCTTAGATATAGCATGTCATAATTTAGGCTTTGACTTGGTAACTTGTAAACTTGATACAGACTATTTTAACGATGGCAACAAAAGACTAAAACAACACCAACAACAACTAACAATGTTTTAACCATGAAAAAAGTAATAATAGAAAGTCCATACGCTGGAAATATAGAGCAAAATATTAAATATGCTAGAGCGTGTTTAAAAGATAGTTTAAATCGAAATGAAGCTCCGCTAGCGAGTCACCTTTTATACACTCAAGAAGGCGTTTTAGACGATACAGTTGAAAGCGAAAGAATGCAAGGTATAAACGCTGGATTAGCTTGGATAGAATTTGCAGATATACACGTTTTTTATATTGATTATGGAATGAGCAAAGGCATGGAGTATGCTAGACGTTTTTCAATGGGTTCTGGTGTAAAAGTCGAATTTAGGAAAATTGGTAAAATATAAACCATGTATAAAATTTCAATTTTTGAAAATGTAAAAAGCAACGTTCCTCATGATTATGATTTAGATGATTGGTTAAGGCATACCATAAAACCAAAAGGAAAACTAAAAAAATCAATCGATAATTATAGGAACACATTTTCTAAAGAGAATAAAAAAGCTTTGCCTTGTATTACTGTTTCCGCTAGGTTTACAAAGTGGCGAGAGGAAAAGAATATAGTCGAAAAGCTGCCGTTTATTTGCCTTGACATCGACAGAAAAACAAATCAGTGTATTAGTATGTTATTAGTAAAAGAACTGTTTATGAATCACCCCTGCTGCTATTATACAGGGTATAGCACTTCTATTGATGGTGTTTATGCAATCATGAAAATAAGCGATCCAGAAAAGTTGGATAAATATTTTGAATACTTTGACTTATCACTGAAAAAGATAGGCATTAACATAGATCAAAGTTGCAAGGATTATGCTAGATTAAGGTTTTTTAGTTTTGATTCAGAAGCGTATCACAATCCAGAAGCTAAAGCGTTTAGGTTGAGAAAACCAGAATTGGCCAATAAAACGTACAGCAACTATAAAACAACGAGCGAAAGTGACAAAGTAGAAAGACTGATTAATGAAATAAATAAATACTCAATTGATATTACTTCTAATTACGAAGATTGGATAAAAATTGCAGGAGCTTTACAAGGTGAATTTGGAGAAAATGGAAGAGGTTATTTTCATAATATTAGTAAATACCATCCAGATTATGAGTCAAAAAACTGTGATAAAAAATATGATAGTTGTAGAAAAATGAACAAAACAGGACTTGGAAGTCTTTTTAAAATAGCTGGAGATTATGGAGCACGTTATTAAATTAAAACTAAAGGTTGCGACCTCTAAAGACTTTATTGAGTTTAGTCATTTTAAGGCTGATAAAAAAAGTAGAGTATTTAAAATGAAAGTAGGACATCCTTTTTGGCTTATTAATTCTAAAGGAATTATTGAGGAAAAAAACTATTGTATAAAAGAGGATATGGATAAGGATGAGTTTAAAATACTATTAATGCATGAGCAGGTTTTAGTATGCGATATTGAGGATGGATTAATGAAAACAAAGAAATTATGATAAATGTAGGCAGTGATTTTAGTGGAGTAGGTGCTTTTAATCAAGCTTTAAACAGTTTAAATATAAATTATAAAACTGTATTTGCTTGTGATTGGGATAAGTACGCCAGACAAACATATATCCATAATTACGGAGAGCCAGATTATTATCCACACGATGTTTATGATCGTCAAATACCAAAAGAAAGTTTAGATATTTACATGACTTCGCCTCCGTGCCAGGCTTTTTCTTTAGCTGGTAAAAGAAAAGGTGAAAAGGATAAAAGAGGTGTTCTATTTTATAATAGCCACGAATTTATAGTAAAAAATAAGCCAAGATATTTCATTTTTGAAAACGTAAAAGGACTGTTAAGCGATGATTCTGGCAAAACTTTTAATCGGTGGTTGGATTATCTTGGAGGTAAATCGGTAAACGGAAACCCAGTCATATTTCCTTTAGAAGATGCAACCCCTTATCATATTTACCACAAGGTTTTAAACGCTAAAAATTACGGTGTACCACAAAATAGAGAGCGCGTTTTTATAGTTGGTATACGGGATGATTCTGATAATACTTTTACATGGCCAAAAGAAAAACATTTAACTAAACGTTTAAAAGATGTTTTACAAAATGATGTTGATGAAAAATATTATCTGAGTGATAAGATGATTGATTATTTAAATGGCAATTCAGAAATTCAGAAAGAAAAAGGTAATGGATTTAAATTTAGTCCTACAAACGGAAATACAGTTGGTAAAGCAGTTACAACCAAATGCGGTCAAAGAATGGATGATGATTTTATTAAGGTAAAATCCGCAACAAAAAAAGGTTTTGAAATAGCACACAAAGGCGATAGTATTAATTTATCACAACCTAATAGCGAAACAAGGCGAGGACGAGTAGGTAAAGATGTTGCACAAACTTTAGATACTTCCTGTAATCAAGCAGTAATAATTGGAGCCGTCAGAGGGAGAAACCCTGAAAACCCATTAAGCCGAGAAGTAGGATTGCCAACAGAGCAACGCCTAGAGCTAAATCTAAACGGAACCAGTAATGCATTAACAACCGTTCAAAAAGATAATGTGGTTGTTTATGGAAACCTAAAAGGCGGTAAATGGGATAAAACTCACGAACAATCTGGACGAGTTTACGATATTAATGGAATTGGCGCAACAGTTCACGCTATGGGCGGAGGAAATCAAGAACCAAAGATTTACCAAGATAATGTGGTTGTTTGTGAGCAAAGAAATGATGAGGGTTTAAGGTTTTTTAAAGATGGTATTTGCGGAACTATTAGAACTATCGCTGATGGTGGAGATAAAAGAGTAATTAGAAATCAAACAATCAGAAGGCTTACCCCAAGAGAGTGCTTTCGTCTTATGGATTTTCCAGATACTTTTAAAATGCCTTGTAGTAATAGCCAAATGTATAAACAAGCTGGAAACAGTATTGTTGTAGCTGTTTTGGCTAGTGTAATTTCAAAATTAAATTTATAATTATTTTACTAAAACTTTGTTAATAGTAGTTTGTAAAGCTTTCTTATATATTATATTTGTATAAGCAATGAAGCTAAAAAAAAACTAACATGGGAACTAACGTAATAACACAAGGAGCATCAACACAAGATTTTGAATTTATCGATCAAATAATAAATTTAGAAACTAAAAGAAAAATTAAAAAAGTTCCTGGAGCTTCTGATTTTGGAATATTAACCGCTTGCATGATAGATGGCGAATTTAATTGTGTAACTGATTACACAATTACAGATGAAATGAGATCAGACTTAGAAAAAGCATAATAAACCAAACGGGGCTTAACAGCCCTTTTAATAAAAACAAAAATGAAAAAAGAAACAACAGCAGAATACAGATTTTCCAACCATAAAGAATGGAAGGAAGCAATGCAGGAAGCGCCAAGTGTAAAATGGATAAAAAACAGAGATTTGTCTGGTAGTAAATCCAGCAGTTATATTCCAATCGGAATACAAGAGGCTTTGGCTGATTTATTTTTTAGGGAATTTGATATTGTAGACACACAAATCGAAGTCAATGGAAATCAAATATTAGCTCAAGTTAAAATTAACGTTTTGCCAGATTACCCGCACGCTGAGCATAGGACGATTTCTGGAGTAGCGGCAAGGGTTATGACAAAGGCTGGTAATTCTTTAGAGTACGGAGCCAGATCAGCAAAAAACGCAGCTAAAAGTGAAGCATTAACTGACTTTTCAAACATCTTTGGAAGGAATTTAAACAGAGATTTTGCAAATGATTTCAGTTATAGCAAGGCAAAGAAAAAAGAAGATGCAAGAGCAGAAACTCATGAAAAAGAAGAAAGCTAATGGAAACAGAAAACACTCTTTCATTCAAGAAAGTTAAAAAAAGCAGTATAGTTTTAAATTTGCCAGATATAGCCGAGCCACAGGTAAAAGCCCTTCAAAGAACGGATGATTGGCATAAAAAAAGGCTAGGTAATTGGACAGGAAGTAAGATTAAAAATATAATGGCTTGCAGTCCGAAAGGATCTAAAATGTCATGGTCGGATGACGCCAAAGTTTACGAATTTTCTAAAGGAGCTATAAAATACGTTTACAGCCGCGCTATGGAGCGGAAAACTCAAAGGTATATAGAAACAGCTTCATCAAAAGAAATGCAATATGGAACTAAGGTAGAGCCTTTTATTTGCAAAATTGGAGAAGGTTTAATTGGTCAAAAAATTAAAGAGGTCGATTTTATAACTCATCCAGAAGTTAAAAGCTTAGGAGCGTCAAGTGATGGAATAACAGAGGACGGTCAATTTGTAATTGAGATAAAAGCCTGCAATAATTGGGAAACTCATTATGAAAGGATGTTTAATTTATTAGATGAAAAAAGCGCAGACTTTTGGCAAGTACAAACCGAGATGCTGGTATGGGGAGTTGATAAATGTTATTATTTAGTTTCTGAGCCACCGCACTCAATATGGCCTTATTTAAAAGACGAAAAAGGATTTGAAGATTTTAAAAAAGAATGTGGCGTTGATTTTCAAACTGTAGACGCTTCAATATTTCATCAAACAGCATTATTAAAAAGAATAAAAATAGTTGAATCTACCTGTTCAAAATGGATCCAGGATGGAGGCGACCTAAACGAAATATTT